CGCTTCGGTCCAGGGGCAGTACCGCACCTGGGGGTCGACGGTGATGTTGCCGCCGTGCTTGAGGACGTAGTGGGCGAACGCCCCACACCACGGCTGGGCGAGCATGCCTACCTCGCGCTGCATCACGTCGATGAGCGGCCCGCGGTTTGACCCGGCCGGGGACTCGGTGATGTGCGGTGTCTGCCGGGCGAGCTTGAGGGCGAGCGCAACTGCGCCTGTTGCGCCCTCGCCGGTCTTGGCGGCGCTCTTTGCGCGCTGCTTGGCCCGGTACTTCTCGACGAGGCTGCGGGCTGCCGGGTTGCGGATGATCGTCTGGGCGTGCGGCGTAACACCGGCCTGCACGTGCGACGTTGCGGCACCGAGCTCAAGGGCACGGAGCTTCGCGGCGTGGGCGGTGTTCGGTCCGTAGTCGCTGTCTTCGCCGACGCCGAGCGCGGTTTGTAGGGCGAGAACGTCGGGGCCATGGGTGTAAGGGCTGACGAGCCGCAGAGTGCGGAACGGCTTGGGCTGCATGTCGACCTCCCGGGGTCGAGTAGGTGTCTGCCGACCCACTTGTGCGGGAAACGGCCTGGGGGATGGCCCACAAGCGGGCCGGCAGAAGGAAAGCCCGCTAGGGCAGCGGCGAGACGCCGGAAGGCGCGACAGGCTTCGGGTACGCCCGCAGACAGGAGAACCCCCTACGTGGGTCCTTGCCCGGGACACTCTCGCGAAGGCCCCGGATCGCCCGGCGCTGAGCAGCAGCCTCAAGCCGCCGGTAGTGCCGCACGGACGCCGTGTTGAAGTTGTCGTCCGCGACCGCCTGGTTCGCTATTGCGGAGAACGTCAGCAGGCGGATGCTGCCGAGCCGGTCACGTACCGTGCGAGCGCAGCCACGCTGAAGGTCATGCCATCGACTGACGTCCTGCCGGTACCCGAGCTTGGCGGCTGCGCGATCTGACCGGTTCTGCCAGGCGGACCCGAGAGCGGTGGCGCCGACGAGAAACGCCATCATCACGACGACTCCGGCGGCTATCTCGCGCTTGCCGATCATTGGCCCCGCACCGCCTCGATGTCCGAAGGTGCCGCGGCCTGTATGAGGCGGTGGAAGCACGCCGCGCGGGTGAGGTTCGCGCACGGTGACATCGACACGATCCTTGTCACCTCCGTCACCTTCCGGTCGGTGGCTTGCTGGCCGATCCGCACACCCTGGATCGCGATCGCGAATGCGACGAGCGTCACGACACCGAGGAACGCGAGCAGCCCGAGAACCCAACGTGAGATGGTCATGTGTGCCCCCCAAGGGCCAACGCGAGGCCGATAGCGGAACCAGCGACAGTGAACGCGAACCCGACGAGGACCATTACGAGAGTCCGTTGCCCGTCGCGGATGACTTTGACGTCGTCGCGGAGATCACGAACGGACTGATGCAGCGAGTCCATGTCGACGCGCTGCGCCGCCTGCGTTTCCGCGAGCTTCCCGATGCCTGCCTGTGAGGCGTGGTGTTCCTGCTCGAGCTCGCGAAGATCCCGCACGATGTCGTTGAGGCGCCGCTCTCGGTCGGCGGCAAGGCTTGCCTCGTGATCTTCAGGAGACACAAGGCTGCCCGCTCCATGCGCGCTTCGTGTAAGTGTTGGTGGGCATCCGGGGCCTCCCAGGGTTCCGGGTGTAGTCCCGGCGGGCGTCCTGACCGGCGCCCGCCGGGGCGACTGGTTACGACCCCGCTACAGGACGCACATCAGTCCGCCGGTGCGTGGGGTGATGATGTGCCACGGGTAGATCACGACCTCAGCCGCGGACTCGGCAAGCGCGTTCAGCGGCGACCCCGTCATGTTCCAGTGGAACGTCTCACCGGTGATCTCAGATACTGGGATGAGCGTGTCGGTCGCGAGATTGTCCGGGTCCCCCGTATAGGTCGCCGAGGACGGGTCGCGCCGCAGATACGTGGTGGTGCCGCCGGTTGCCGGGTCGAACGGATCAACGACACCACCGGGACAGAACACGACCTGATCATGGTAGGTGTGCCCGGATGATGCGCCGACCTCCGCAGGCTCGGTCACCCCGTAGGGGTAGGTGTCGCCGAGGCTTGTGGCGATGTCGTAGGTGACGGTTCCGTCAAGCGGATCAAGGCACGGGAACGGTGCGGTCAGGGTCGGGCATCCGGGGTTTCCGCCAGCGGTCGACAACGGAGTGGAGGACAGGTCTCGGACGACGATCTGGATGTAGTCCGGGGCACGATCGGCGATGTAGTCCGCAAGCGTCGGCCACAGGGTGGTGATCCCACCGAAAGACGAGCCGATCGGCGGGCCGGGCACGTCGGTGATCCCGAGGCTCCAGTCGTGGGTGAGGTCGCCGGCGTCGGGGCATTCGACGTCGTAGGTGTCGAACGGGAACGTCTCCCGGGTGTGGGCGCACAGGTGAGTGCCGGCGGACTCGTGCCATTCGTCTTCGACGTAGTCGAAGAACACGCGCTGATACACGGTGCCGGAGTTCGTGAACGCGAAGTCCGGGGCGAGGCCGATGAACGCGTTGGAGTCGCGGTAGCTCATCGGTCGGTGACGATCGTGAACCCGGCCGAGATATCCGTGGCGGTGCCGCTCGCGATGACGAGGGTCAGCCAGTTCTCGCCCTGAAGGATCGGCAGCGACCCGAACCCGGCGAGGAGATCAGCACGGGTGCCGCCGGTTGAACCTGCGCTGTCGAGGGTGTGGCCGGTCAGGACCGTTGACCCGTTGAGCTGCCAGAACACGTCGATGGTGCCGGTGGTCGTGATGCCGTGGAAGGCGATCAGCCGCTTCGTTTCGGGGGACTGATCGTCGGGGTTCACGCTCACGAGGACCGGGGGGACGATGAGGCTTGAGTCGACGGTGCCGCCGACGATGAACGTCTTGGTTTCGGTGTGGTGCCGGGCGAGGCGCTTCAGTGCGGTGACGTCACGCTCGGCGTCGAGGATGCGCTGAAGCAGACCCCGGGGCTGCGGTGAACGCCCCATCAGACGGGCGTCTCGTCGATCGTGTCGTCGCCGACGCGGTCAGGGATGACGTCGAGCGTCTGCCGGACCGCTCCGTCCTGCCCGTCGAGCGTCGCCGCCCATCGCGTGATGCGATAGGCGGCCTCGGGAACCTCGACGAACCCGTCCTTGCCGGCGATGCCGACCGTGTCACCCATCCCGAAGTCGATCCCGAAATGAAGGCTGTCCGGGGTGTCGACCGCGAGGCCGACAGTGACGGTCAGCAGCGGGTAGCTGTAGGCCTTGATGACGTCTTGGCCGTACGCCTCAAGGACCGCGTCAGCGTCCGTGTCTGACAGGCCCGTGATGTCGTACTCCGTCGCTCCCCACTGGATGTACGGGCCGGTCCTTGCGAGAGCGGTCGCGTTCGCTACGGGCACCTGCCGCTTGTTGTCCCGGTCAAGGACATGAACGAGGTTTACGTACTCCTCGCCCTCGGAGAACGAAAAGGACTCAAGGTTCATGTGCCCGCACCCGTAATGAAGCTGCACCAGGGCCGACACATCCGAACCCTGATGATCGAACGTGTTGAGGGCCGCATACGTCTGCGGAAGCGTGTCGACAGGATCGAGGGACCAGTCCGGGCCGAGGGAGTCGGCGACCTGCTGCCACGCCGTGTAGATCGGGTTTCCCCGCTCAAAGCCGATGAGGTGCACAGCGTCCCCGAACGAGTCAGTGCCGCTGACGATCCCGAGTTTCGGGAAGCTGTCGGTGTCGGCGGCAGCGACGAGCATCATCAAACCGGCCTGACTGACCGGCACATAGCCCTTGTCCTGGTTGGCTTGGGCGAGCGGACCGTCGGCGAGCTCGTCACCGCGCCTGAGCATGTGATTGATCAGCCGAAGGGTCATGTCGACCGCATCGAACCTCACGGTGCCCGCCGCGAGTTCGGGGGATCGGACCTTCACCGGTCCCCAGAACACAAGGTTGCCCTCATAGAACACCTTGAGGAACACGGCATGGGTCTGCTGCGGCAGCGCCTCTAGCACCTCAATGACCGGGTCGCGGGTGCTGACGGTGACGGACGCGGTACGCGAGTCGTTCAGGGGGATCACGACCTCCCCGGCGAGCGGGTCGCTCACGGTGCCGTAGAACGGGACCGTTGTCTCCCCGGGCTTCCATAGGCCGGTGAACTGAAACCGCAGCCCATGAGACTGGACGGTCGCCGCTTCTAGGCCGTAGATGCTCGCCGGGCCGACGTTGTGCGCGTCGCTTGCCGGGAACGTACCGATGCCCTCGGCGGCAGCAGCGGTCGATCGGCGGCCGAGTCCCCCGGTGTCCGCAACGTCATAGGAAACGGTGCCGCCGAGTGGCTGAATCGTCAGCAGGTAGGTGCGCCCTGCCGTCACCTGCGCGTACAGCGAAGTGGTGGTAAGCCACGACGAAGCAGCGATGCTCGTCGTGTAGTTCCAGTCGGCCGTGTCCCCCGTGAGAAGGTCGAACACCCCAAGGACGAGCGAGGTGCAGGTCGGGGCGGTCGCGTTCGTCCGGAAGTACAGATGCTCAACGAATCCGTCGGCGGGGGCCACGAACTCGTAGCCGTCGATGTAGCCGTCCGGGAGCGTGACCGACGTCGCGGTGTAGATCGTGTTGTCGCCGATCCGGAGGCTCATCACCACACCGCCGGCGTGAACGCAACTTCGATACCGGTGCCGCCCGTCTGCGTGATCGTGACGGTGGCGCCGGGGGCGATGCCGTCGGTGAAGCTGTCCCACCAATCCGACGAGCTCACAACGAGCGGCGCGTGATCAGTTCCGACTTTCGCGGTGCGCTTGGCGAAGTCCACGACGAGCGTCCCGGACGGCACATCAACCCACGTGAGGGTGTGGGTGCCGTCTGACAGGGTCACGTCCCCCGACGCCCCGGTGATCGTCACGACCGGGTCCGCAGGGGCGGACCCGTCGTTTGTGACCGACACGCTCGAGGACCCCGTCTCATCGACGGCGAGCGACGGGAAGTACACCCTGGGGTCGGACGCCCGAAGGCTGAGAATGAAAGGGCGACGCCACGTTGCGGTGGCCTGCACCTCGTCCATCTGCAACGCGATCGGCCGACAGTTGATGCCGCCCGTCGGGCCGCCGACAGCAGCGTTCGGGGCGATCGCCATCACACCCTCAGCAACCGCCGGGGCGAACGCTGCGCGCAATCCACGGCACATCGTCCGCAGACCGTCGATCGTCAACGAACGCGCCTCGCCCTCGATCACGATCGTCTTCCCGCCCGCCGACGCAGGCCGGAAGTTCTCGCCGATCCGACCCACACGCTTATCCGCCGGCGCCTCATGATCAGGGCCGTCAAACAGACCCGTGACACGCGTGACGATCAGCCACTCAGGCTTCGCAGCCTGGTCGTTGAGAACGAACGAGCCGACCGACCACGTCCAAATAGCCTCAAGGCCGAGAACACCGGAGTCGATGTCGAACATGTCGGTCATCCGGCACGCCTCGCAAGTTCACGCGACAACTGGGCCGCCGCCACCCTCGGGTCAGCGACACCGCCGGGCGTGTGGAAGTGGTTGTTGTTCGTGATGTGCGTGGTGCCGCCACCGCCACTACCAGCAAGCGCGGCACGCGGGTTGCCGCCGGCGTTCAGCGCGTTGAGGAACGGCAGGCCGAGCGCGTCCACAACGGAGCGGCGGATGATGTACTCGCCACCGGAGAGCGGAGTCAGGACGTTGTCGTGGCCGGACGCGAACCCGTTGACCAGGCCGCCGGACGCGCGTCCCTTCTGGCGCGGCGAACCGAACACGTCGCCGAACACCCCCTTGCCGAAGTCGAGGATGCCGCCGAGGTTGCTTTTGGTGTCCTTGACGGCCTTCGCGACCTTCCCGGGGATGCCGCCTATGGTCCGGACGATGTGATCCAGGATCTTCGCGAGGTCGACGACGATCGTCTTGACGTCGTGGAAGAACCCCTTCAGTTCCTTCTGGCCCTTCTTGGAGTTCAGGAACTTGCCGTAGCTGACGAGGGCGTCGCCGAGTGACCCGGTGAGCTTGTCGCCCTCCGTCTTCCCGGCGCGGAAGAACGCGAGGATGATCGACGACAGTCCCTCGCCGATCTTCACGAAGTTGTTGAACGACCCGATGAGGCCCTTGACGGTGGAGGCGAGCTTCTTCGCGCCGCCGTGCTTGTCCTCAAAGACCGTGACCTTCTTCGCGAAGCGGTCGAGTCCCCTGATCAGCGACGGGAGCGCGTCCTGTGCGAGATCACGGATGAGCTTCCCGAGCGCGATGAACAGGTCGGTCAGCGGCTTGATCAGCTTCTTGCCGGAGCCAAGGAACCGTTCAAGCGCGCGACGTGACGCAGGGTCTGACAGGAAGATCGCAATCCGTACGAATGCCTGCCCGAGCGCATCCCCGATCCCCGCTATCGCCTTCCTGATCTTCGGGTCCTTCGCTACCCCGGAGAGGATCTTGAGGCCGCGGACAAGGCCGCCGAGGGCTTTGTCGACCGCCGGGGTGAACAGGTCCTTGAACGACTTGCCGATGCCGCGAAGCGCACCGACGAACGTCAGCTCCTTCGGGCTCAGGGTGTCGAGGCCCTTGGCCTGCGAGGTCTGGGCATCGCTTGCACGCTGCGCGGCACGCCGCACCTGGTTCTGCGCGTCGCGGACCTGATGGAGCGCCGACACGTACCCGGGGTACGCCGACAGGCCCTTCGTGAGGAAGTCCGACTCGGTCCGTCGGTCCTGGCCGAGCTTCGTGTTGGAGTCGTGGAGGCTGTCGTTGGCCTGCTTCTCGTTCAGCTTCGCCTGGCGAACGTTCAGGATGAGCTGCTGAAGCTCGAGGGAGTCGCCCTTCGTCGCGCCGGCTGCAGCGCCGGCCTTCGCCAGGGCGCTCTTCAGCTTCGACTCGTCGACGTTGACGTCCGTGAACTTCTGGAACGCCGACCCGTTGAGGTTCGCGCCCGACGGCGCCCTGAAGTCCTGAAGCGCTTTCTCGGCCTGCTTCGTGTTCAGCTTCGCCTGGTCGATCCCCAGCGACGCCTGCTGCCGCGCGAGAAGGTCGTCCTTGACCGCCTCCGTAGCCGCGACCTGAGCGTCACGCGCGGCCCGCGTCTGCTGAGCAAGGTTCGCGTACGCGTCCGAGAGCGTCTGCTTCGCCTGCGCCTCCTGCAATGCCGCCGCCTGCGACGCCTGCGAGTCGGCCTGCGCTGACTTCTGCTGCGCCCCGAACGCCTTGAAGATCGAGATCAACTTCACGAACGCCGCAACAGCGATCGCGATAGGTCCGAGAAGCGCACCGCCGAACGCCGTCGCGAGGATCGCCGCACCTGCGATAGCCGAGGCGAACGACGCGGCGAGGGCACCGAGCACACCGATCACCACGGCGATGCCCGCAGCGAACAACCCGAGCAGCGGGATCGCCGTCAGCATCGCGGCCCCCAACCCAAGGAACCCCGCCGCGGACTCGCCGACGACGGGGATCAAAGACGCGAGCGACGAGACGCCCTTGCCGACCGCGCCCGACAGCGACCCGATCGACGAGATGACGGACGCGACACCGCTGAAGATCGCAGAGAAGAACCCGCCGCCAGCCCCCGTCGGAACCGCCCCGGAAAGCTTCTTCAAGGTCCGGTCAACGGAATCCCCGTCGACCTTCACCTTCACGTGAACTGCCTGGCCGTTGAGGCGGCGCAGTTTCTCCTCGAGGCGTGCGATCTGGGCGGTAACGCGGCCTTCCTCAAGGGCGACTTTCGGCGTGTACTCCTGCGCCGCGAGCCGCTTGAGGTTGGCGTTGAGCTGATCGAGTTTCAGTTGCGCTGCCGCGGTTTCGATCGTGAACCGTGCCTGGGCACGGATGCGGTCGAAGTCCTTGGCGTCATCCTTGAGTTCGGCGAGCGCACGGCGCGCCTCGCTGACATCACCACCGATGCGGAGCAACGGTTTACGTCCGGCCATGCGCTCACCTCCCCCTTGGGTCAGTCGTCCGTGTTGAACCCGCGCCCACCCGAAGGCGCCACGACAGGCTCAGCGAGGGCGTCGTTCAAACCGCCCGGATCGTTGAACGCAAGCGCGTTCACCGACCCCTCCTCACGCAGCTCCCGAAGGCGCTGCTTCTTCCACGACTCCGTCAGGCTGCGAAGTCGAGGGATCGTGAGCCCTCGGTTTCCGTCGAGGTTCGGGGACTCATCCCAGAACTCGTCGAGGGTGAATCCCCAGTCTCGGACGGCGATGAGGGCGAGGTCGTCGAGACTGAGTCGACCGCCTCCATCAGCTTCTCCGAGACGATCGCCCGCAGCACCGTAGGGTCCACGAACTGACCCAGGGCCGTCTTCAGATGCAGGAACACGTCGAGGCCGACCACCTCCCCGCCGACCCGGATCGCGTTCTTGATCTCAGGGATCGATGGTGAGGTCGTGTCGAGGGCGGGGTTGTAGTCCCCGGCCTCCATCGCCTCACGGGACGCGAACCCGCGGAACTCCCACTCCGACATGCGCTTCTCGACCGTTGGAATGACCGCCACGACGAGGCCGTAGGCTTCGCTGCCGGCCATCGCGAGGATGTCCCCGGGGGCCATGCCCTGAAGGGCGCCGCCGAGACCGGTGAACCACCGGCCGAGGCGGTTGATGATGTAGGCGTGCCGCTGCTCATAGACGGGCACGGTGACGCCGCCCTCTCCCGTGACGGGGTCGGCGCCGAGCGTGATCTCAACAGGCATATCTGATTCCCCCTAGCCCGCTTTAGGTGATCGACTGGCCGGCGTCCTCGGACATCCACATGCCCATCTCGGCGCCCTCGGTCGTCACCGCCGGATCGGGATACAGGTTGAAGGTGACGGTGATGTCCGCGAGCGCGCCACGGGCGATCGACGTCTGAAGGTTGTCGCCGGAGAGCGACGCCTTGTAGGCGACCCACCCGAAGAACGCGCCACGCGTCTTCGACGTTGCCGTCTCGGTGACGAGGCCCTGCTGCTTGGACTTGCGGGCGAACACCGCGAGCCGGAACGACGAGAGGCTGTTGATGTTGCCGAAAGGCACGTTCGTGCCCGTGCCACGCTTCGTGCCAGAGGCGTACGTGGCTGCCGTCGACTCCTCAAGCAGCGCAAGGATCGTCGGGGAGAACTCGGCGATCGGCACCTGAAGCGTGCGCTTCAGATCGGTCGGCTCCTCGAGCAGCGTCACGTTCGTCTGCTGGATCTGGAACCCGGCGACCGTGAGGTTCCGGGCGATCACCGGTGGGCCGGACGTGGCACCGAACTTCGACCAGCCGGTCTTGGTGCCGTACGGGTCGGTGCCGTCGAAGATGTCCGACATGTACGCCGGACGCGTGGTGCTGAACGGTGCGTAATACACGTTCGCACCCGCCCCGATCAGGTTGTTCTGATCGTAGGTCAGGAACTCAGTCATGAGGTGTCCTCCCGTGTGGGGGTAGGTGTGGCCTGGATGGAGCCCACCGGGACCGGGGGCGAGGATTTACTGCGGGGAAAGAGGGGTGCTACACGGGCTCGTCGAGGTACTTCCGGGCGAGCTGATCGAGCTTGTCCTGCACGTCAGCGGCCATCCGGTCACGCTGATGCTCAAACGCCTTGTGGGCCATCGCGACGGTCTTGATCGTCAGCGGAACGCCGCGCGGTGCGATCGCCGGCGTCACGCCGTCGTTCCACTCAAAGATCGACGCGGCCGGATGCGACGACACGATCGTCGCGGCGAGTGCGGAAGAACCGCCCTGCCGGATCGTGTCGCGAAGATGCGGCAGGCCGTCCTTCGCGTGGTTCTTGTCGTGGTTCGGGTCGAACGGGGCGAGCGTCGCGGCCTCCGCGGCGATGGGTGCCGCGTACGCCTTGAGGATCTGGCCGACCTGGCGGCCGAGTCCGAGCTCGACGGAGTTCAGGGCGTCCCGCAGATCGCTGGTGTTCATCGACAGCGCGAACCGTGCCTCGTTGTCGGCCATCACATCCACCCGTCAACAGCGACCTGAACGGTGATGCTGCCGATCCATCCGTCGTTCGCCGGCGCGGGCGCAACGAACGGACCTTCGATCTGGTCGCACGTCGCGTCGATGCACGCCCCGCCGAGTTCGCGGTCCTCCTCAACGAGATCGAAGACGCGGCCGGCGAGAGCCTCGAGCCTGTCCTCGAGCTCTTCGGCCTCGTCGCGGCCTACCATCCGAACCTCGATACGAACGGGGACCTTCAGCGTTTCGGCTTTCCCGGCCTGCTGCGTCAGGTCCGCGTACTCGCGCGGAAGGTTCGGAAGCACGTAGGCACGCTCAAGCTCGGTTGGTTCCTCAACGGGAAGGCCCATCCGCACCAGGGCGCTCGCGAACTCGCTGTCCGCCTGGATCAGCGCAAGGATCGCCCGCTTCGACGGAAGGGCGCTCGAGGAACGCAGGCTCATGCCGGTCTCCACGTAACTTCATGGACCACGTTGTGCACCGTGACCGCGTGTACGCCAAAGCGTCGGGACAGGTCGCATTGGCGAGCGCCGGACGCGTATAGCGCACGCATCTCGTTGACCTCATCCCACCCGAGCTTGGCGTTGTGGAGTCGCATGTGCTCCGCGATCGACAGCGCTACTAGGTGACCGGGATTGACACACGAAGGGACTTCGCAGAGATGGTGGACAACCATCTCGTCTGCGACGCGCTCGCCGGTCGCGTCCTCAAGGGCGGCGACGTGTGCAAACTGGACCTTGTTGTTGATGGTGACCTTGCCGTGGCCGTCTTTGTCGCAGTACAGCTGCCAGATCCAGCAAGGCGACGAATGTCCCCGGTCGGACTCCACGTAGCGGACCGCCTTGCGGTTGTTGTGCCCCTTGACGTATGGGCGATGCTGGCCGCGAACCTCACCGCGGCCCTTGTTGCTCCGGGCTGCCACCCGTGTCACCTGGCCACATCCGCAACGGCAGAACATCACGGCACCAACGCGTGGTGGCGATACTGCTCAAGCACGCTGTCGACGTGAGGAATCCCGAACGTGGAGCCGAACAGACCCGGGGTCGCAAGGTTGATGACGCCGCCCTCAGCAGAGGGGATCTGCGTCGCCCGGTCATCGACAGGGCCACGAATAAGCCACGTGCGCGCAAGGAGCTGCACCGCACGAATCACGGGCTTCGGGGTGACGGTGTATCCGTGCGTGACGGTGACCGTCAGCGTCTCCGTCGTAAGCCACGACGAAGCGTTGACGAACAAACCACCGGCGATGATCTGCCCGTTGAGCGTGATGCTCCCCGACGAGGACCCCGACACCGACGACACCGCCGTCACGCGGGCGCGCGGAATGCTCAGACGGTATCCGTCATCCGCCGTCAGCGTCAGCACCTCCGTGCGCGGCATGAACGCCACGTCCGCCGCACGCTCGAACGCCTCCGTCGCAAGGTCGATCGCGTCCTGAACATCGTCGTCGCTGTACTTCGGGACGGTGATCTCCGCATAGCGCGCCCGAAGGTCCGCGACCGTCACGTACGAATCCGCGATGGCGTACGAGTTGACGAACAGATCCTCGGCAGCCTCCGTGCCGGACCCTTCGTTCCAGATCACGACATACTGGCCGTAGTCAGGGGTCGTCAGGGTCGCGGTATAAACCCCCGTCCCCGACTCCACGATGCCGCTCGTCGTGGCGGCGGTGACGATTCCGTTCTGGCCGTCTTCGATGCGGACGGTGAGGGTGCCGACGAGGCCGGTGGGGGCGTTGTCGACGGTCGCCTCAAAGGTGCCCCCGGTCGGGGTGGTGATGCTCATACGGTCACCTCCTGTGACGGTGGGGCACAACGGCACTACGATGCGTGGATGTTCGACCCAGACACGATGTACTTCGTGACCGATCAGGCCACGGGCGAGCGACTAGGACCGATCCCCGGTCAGAAGGTCCCGCAGGTCGCGGCGGCGTTCAACGCCAGGACTGGCAACGCGCTTTCGATCACCACAGCAGACGGCGCGCTAGCTGCCACAACCGGCAAGTTCAAGCGAGACTGAGCCGGTCCGCGCCCAGCGCGGCAAGCACGCTATCCGGTGACCATCCGATGCCCTCGCGGCCGTCGAAAAAGTAGACGCGGTTTCCTGGGGTGGGGGTCTGCCCTGCAAGGATTACCGTTGCCTCACTCGCGGTGGCACCCTTGTTCTGTAGCGCAGTGCGAAGCTGCGTTACAAGAGCTGCGGTGAGCGCCCATGAGCACCAGTAGCCGACGATCGTGTTCGTAGCATCGCCGGACGTGCGGAGCGGGACGGTAAACGTCTGTGATCCGCCGAGCGTGTCGATAGTCGCGGCGGCCTGGTTCATCGCCGTGGCGACGGCGGGACGGGCGACGATGATCGCACGGCGGTCGTAGGCCATCAGGGCGTCCCCCACTTGGTCTTCAAGTAGGTCTGAACCGTTGTTCTGTTGCCCGTCGAGAGTGCCGTGTTGTAGACCAGCACCTCGGCGATGTCGCCCGACCAGAAGTTGAAGCCCGACCCATCAGACCCGAGATTCACGGGAGACACGTATCCCCCGGACCCGGGATTCACCGACGAGCCGGCAACACCGTCCACGTACTCGGGCCTTGAGGTGTTGTCGAACGAAAAGAACAAGACATGAGGGTTCGTGGTGTCGACAGCAATCCCCGAGTCCGTCTCTGCCCCGGCATAGAGGTACCATTCGCCTAGCTTTTGGTAGACCACGGCACGTGTCCCGGTGCCGCCGTCGATCACGTGATGCTGCCCGGAGGTTGTTGTGGACTTGACGACCGCAGCCACGCTGAGCGGCTGTGCCAGCGTGAACGAGGCGGATAGAACGTCATCGACGCCGTCGAACCTCATCACCGGCCTGCCGTTCAAGATGCCCGTCTTGTAGACCGGCTTCTTGGACCCTGTGGACTGCGTCGCGTGCCGCGAGTTTCCGGAGAAGTCCGTCGTGGACCCGATCGGATCTCCGTCGGCAAACCCTGTCAACTGCGAGGCGTCGTACCACGCCTGAAGGCCGGAGATGGACGCCGGGTTGAACCCCGTAGGCACGGCGAGAACGCCCCTCCTGTGGACGGCCAGAACACCCATCTAAGCGATGTCTCCGACGAGCACCCACGTGTCGGTCGCCCGCTTGCGGATCGACACTGTGGAGTACTGGGCGTTGATCGTCCTAGACGTCGTGCCGGCCGCCTCAAGCCGGTTCGGGATAGTGACCCCCGAACCCGGGGTGATCGTGACCGACCCTGCGCCAATCCGACAGATCTCGATGACTGTCCCGGTGGGGAACGCGACCGACGAGTTCGGTGGGATCGTCACGACCGTCGCCGAGGCGGAGTTCTCCTCCACGACCTTGCCAGCGTCACCGAGGACGAGCGTGTACGACGCGGTCTGCGTGTTCGCGGTGATCGCCGTGTCCGCCGCGTCCACGTACGCGGTCGTCGCCAGCTTCGTCGAGTTGTCCCGGGCGGTCTGCGTCGGGGCGGCAGGCGTGCCAGTGAAGGTCGGGGAGGCCAGCGGCGCACGGGACGTGTCCGTGGGATGAACGTGATCCGCTCGAGCAAACCGCGTCGAAGTGCCCGCCGCACCCGCGCCATCAACCACCGGGGTAGCCGACGCCGCCTGGGCAATGACGTACGCCGTCGACGCGGCCTGGGTCGTGTTCGTGTCAACCGCAGCAGTCGGAACGGTCGGGGTACCCGTCAAGGCCGGGGACGCAAGATCCGCCTTCAAGTTCAGCGCCGTCTGCTGCGCCGTGCTGACGGGCTTCGCGGTATCCGCCGTGTTATCGACGTTCCCGAGTCCCACGTCGCCCTTGACGAGCGCAAGGTCGGTCTTCACCTGGGCCGGTGTGCGATTCGTCCACGCACCAGCCTTCCGCTGCACAAGATCATCATTCGCCGGCGCAATCGCAGCAAGCGCCGTCAGGTCGCTGTCAAGCGGCTGGCTCGCTGCCTGCGCAGCAGCCGCAGCACCGGCAGCATCAAAGGCGGAAGACGCAGACGTAGCGGCCGTCCCCAGCCCAAGCGCCGTACGCGCCGCAGCCGCATCCGCGAGCGCCAGAAACGCCCGCCCGTACGAAGTCGTCGACAAGGCCGCGATAGCCGTCAAGTCCGAGTCAAGCGGCTGAGACGCAGCCTGCGCCGCCGCAGCAGCACCCGCAACGTCATACGCCCCGCTCGCCGTCGTCGCCGCAGTGCCGAGGCCCAGAGCGGTACGGCCCGCGGCAGCGTCAGCAAGCGCAAGCAGGGAACGCCCGAACGTCGTCGTGCTCAGAGCAGCAATCGCCGTCAGATCCGAATCCACCGGCTGCGCCCCAACATCCGACGCCCCCAGAACAACCACCCCGGCATGACCATTCACCGACGCAACACCAGCCGCAGCAAGATCACCCGGGACAAATACCGAGCCATCCCACACCGCCACCTGATCCACCCCAAGCGACGGAGAACCAGCAAACTTCGCCGGCGTCACCGACCCATCAGGCGGCGTAGGAAACGAAGCAGACATCAGCTAGTCCGACTTCTTCCGCGGCCCCTTACGAGCCTTGTCCTCAACAGGCGCAGCGACCTTCTTCGCCGCCGGCTTCTTCGCCTTCGGCTTGTCGCTCACGAACTCGCCCGGGATCGGCTGCCCCTTCGGCACGACCACCACCCGCTGTCCCAGTTCGTTCTTCTTGACGATGGCCTTCTCAGCGATCTTCTTTTCAGGCATGACGGACCTCCGAAGCAGGGGACATCAGGTGGGCGAAGGTGCCGGGGACGCGTGTCCCCGGCACCGGCTACTGCTGGGGTCAGTCGACGCCCGTGATCTGGCAGAATGCCTTGGGCATAAGAACTCCAAACGCAGCCCTAAACTCCGCAAGTACGGCGATCAAATTCTTAACGAAGAAGTCGCTGTGGGAGTCCGACGCGAGCACCTGCACGCCTTCGCGAATCCACATTGCGGCCTGGCGGAAGTCGCCGACGATGGAGGTGTCGTCCGGGCACGCTGCGGTCACGACGACCGGGAGCCCCCAGATCTGCTCCTGCCCGGCGAGCGCCGGCGGCCCGTAGTAGTAGCCGCCGTAGCTGTCCTTACCGAGCCGGACAACCTCCCAGTCGTTCGGGTGCATCACGACGCCGTTCGGCTCGATGTACCCGAGCCGGATCTGGGTCAGGCCCTTGTGGATCGCGTCCGGGACGGAGTCCGAGGACTTCGGCTGGGTGAGGATGCCCGACGTGTTGAGGATGCCGGTGAAGTCGCCACCGGAACCGGTGCCGGCGATGATCTGCTCCTCGGTGTACTTCTCGAGCGCGTAGCGGAGCTGCTGCTCGATGATCATGCGGAGCTGGCCGGCGTCGGCGAGCGCCTGACGGGACGCGGGAATCCAGTTCGCGACGGTCTTGACCGTCTCGGTGATGAGCGTGAACGCGATCGTCGCCTCGGGCTTGGTGCCGGTCGACGTGGCGGTGGCCTCGGGGACCTGTGCGGCGTTGTTGCTGAACGCGTTCTGTCGGGCGTACTGGATGCTCGACGTGTTCGTGGTGCCCATCGTGAGGAGGTCGAGGACCGTCCGGCGGCGCTGCGGGTCGGGGACGTATCCGACGCGCTGCGGGGTGAGGAACGTGCCCGCCGACGTGGAACCGCCGGTGTAGAGCAGCGTCTTGGTCTCAGCGGCGTCGAGGCCCTTGCCGAGGAACTTGGTCCCGAACGGTGCGGAGGACTCGGCGAGCTCGTCGAGTCCCTTCATGCCCTCACCGGAGAGGATGCGATCGGCCATGAGCGACGCGAGGCTGCCGATGGCGTCACCCTGCGCCTTCGTCTCCGCCTGCGGCGCGTACGCGGCAGGGGCGGCGGGGCCGGACTTTGCGCCCATCTCGAGGATGCCGGTGCGAACCTGCTCGAGCTCCTGGATGCGGTCCTTGACCTCACCGTAGGCGGCGTGCGCCTCGTGAGCGGACTTGAACTGGTCGCTGTCGGTGGTGGAGGCGTCGGCGCCGGACTCGGCGAACTCGCCGCGGGCCTTCTCGAACGCGGCCCACTTGGCCTGGGCGTCGGACTCGAGGCCCTTGATCTGGTCGCTCACCTCGGCGAGCTTCTTGGTCAGGTCAGACATGGGTTACTGCTCCTTTTGCGGAGTGGGGTCATGGGGACTGGCGAGGAGCAGCCCTGCGATCCTGGCCCGGTCCTCCTGGCTCGCCACGGGGGCGGGGGTGAGGTCGGGGGCGACGTTCGGGTCTGCGGGTGTGTCGTTCTCGGGCGCCTCTTCGGGCGCCGAAGTGGGGGTGTTCTTGGCTTCCGTCGGAGCGGTGTCCGCCTTGGGGGCGGCGACTTGCTCGACGACGGCGTTGATGAGGTCGGCGGCCTGCTTCAGCGCGTCCTCGTTCGCCTTCGACAGCACGCGGCCGGCCTTCTGGTCGACCTCGAGCGCGGACTTCACCGCGAGAAGCTGCGTGGCGGGGTTGACGCCCTTCAGGCACGGACCGGCCTCGAAGAGGTCGATGCCCTTCAGGGACCGGATCTCCTCACCGTCAACGGTCTTGTATTCCGCGTCGGTGACACAGAACCCGAAGCTGAACTCCTTCAGCGTCGGTTCGCCGCGGCCGTCCTTCGCCTTCATGGCGGTGTAGACGGCGCGGGCCATCGGGGAGTCCTCGCCCTCACCGACGAACAGGCGCCCCTTGATGACGAGGCCCTGGTCCGTTTCGGTCGCGGACATGGTCGTGCCGATCGGCGGCACGTCCCACTGGTGGCTCCACACGATCGGCGGAAGCCCCTTGGAGAGGCTGTCGGCGAACGCGCCCTTCTCGACGATGTCGCCGACGCTGTCGACGTTCCCGAACACCGACACCAAGGCTTCGAACTCGCCGGGCTGGCCGGCACCGTCGGGCAGGGCCTTGATTTCGCTCACGGCGAATCGCTTGAGCTCCATGTGGCCCTCCTCGGGCGTGGGGTGTTTCAGGCGGTGAGGGCGCGAAGGTCGCGCCGCTCACTGGCAGCGGCGAGAAGGCGGTCGGCCCACTCGTCCGCAAGCTGCGGGTCCTGCGAATCAGCGGCAAGCTCCGTGCGGAACCGCTCGAGGTCGAGGGCGTCCCAGCCCTTCCGGCCGACGCGGTAGGCGACCCGCTCAAGGTGCGCCTTTACGACATCCGGGGTTCCCGGCGTGACGTCCGTCAGGTTCGCGTTCGGGTCTGCGGGCGGCGTAGCCGACCCGTCGCCCATGACGGTGAGGTTGTTCGTCGGCATGTGCAGCTTCGCCGCCTCTGGATCAGACGACGGCGGAAGGTTCAGACGCTGCCGTCCTTCATTGGGTGTCAGAACCCCGGTGTTGATCCCGACCTGAATCGCCTGAATCTCAGCCAGCGGCTCCCCGCGAAGCACCTGCGACAGGTCGAAGTCGACGAACAGCCGCTCGTCCTTCCACGGCTGATACCGATCAATGATCTGTGTCTGGATCGCTTCCTTGATCAGACCGAGCCACGGGGCGAGCACGGGGCCTGCCATCTGCTTCGCCTGCTCGGTGATGTTGCTGTGCGTCGCCTTGTCGAGGATGCCGATCATCGGCGGCGGAATGTCGTAGACGGCGGCGATCTCCTCACGGTTCAGCTTCCGCTGCTCGATGAGGGCTGCTTCGACCGCCGTGTGTGACAGGGGCTTGATGTCGCCGCCACCTGACACCAATGCCATCTGGAACGCCTGATCAACGCCGCCCTGCTGCGCGACGATCGCTGCCCGGAGCTCTGCGCGCTCTTCCTTGTCGAGGTCGACATCCGGGGGGAGCACGTAGACGCTCGAGTGCCGCACACCGTTCTTGAACGACGCCGCCTGGTACCGCTGCGCCGCGTCCTCAAGCGCCACCGTGTCAGCGATGTGCCGCAGAGGCGACAGGCCAAGGTCGCCACGACCGGCGTGCCATGCCATGTGCAGCACCGAGTCCGGCATCAGGTACATCGCCTCGCCCGACTGGCGCGTCTCCCAGAACTCAACCTCAGTGAGGGTGTTGTCCGTGAAGTGCGGCGTCACGAACCGCCAATCCAGCGGAATCAGCTTCGACGGCGGCGCACCCGGCGACTCCACCCCAACCGCCAGGAGGGAGTTGCCGTGCAGCAGGGCGGGCCACGCAAGCTGCTGCTTCAGCCACATCGGGCCACGCAAAGGCATCGGCTCGTTCAGCAGCTTGTTCAGGTCATGAGCGAAGACGCGCTCCCGCTCACCCGTCGCCTCGTCCAGCAGCCGATACACGTTCAAGGGCAGCGACGCGATCGCCCGCGACAGTTTGTTGACCGCCACCCCGACCCACTGCTGATTCTCGTAAATCTGCTGGTAGGACACCGTCGCGCCGCCGGCAAGGTTGATGCCCATCGCACCCTCAAAAAACGACAAGGGCGCAGACGGCTTCGGCAGCCCCGACGGGGAACCGTTCGCAAGGATCAACTGGTTCGACGCACCGACAAGAACCGGCATCTAGCGAACCCCGCCCGGAACCTGAATCGGCTCGGTGATCTGCTCCCGCAGAAACACGCAATGTCCCGCAACCTCGACGGGCTCCCCATCAACCGGGAGCACCTCGACCTGGGACAGCGTGACGGTGTGCCGGTCGCCGTGAAGGAGCATGCCGCGGTAGGTGGTGCCGCCGGTGACGGTGATCACGACCTGATGCCGCACAAGGCGGGAAAACCACTTGGTCATGCGATCACCTCGAACTTTGGCTTGGGGCGCGGGGGCTTGCTCATCTGCGAGAACGCGAGCGCCATCCCGATCAGCGCATCGATTGGCCGCTTCGCTGGCCCCTTCACAAGGCGCCAGCCGCGGTCCCCCTGGTCCTTTACGCCGCCGGCGTTCACGTGCGCGGCGAGCACCGGGTCCCCGTTGTGAGCGAACCGGCCTTCCATCACCGCTGTAAAGAGGTTCTGCGAGGCGATGACCATCCGCTCGACGCTCATCGGCTGCTCGACCATCAGCAGGCCCTCGCCGCGGAGTTCCTGCGCCGAGCGCTCGAACGACCACTTGTCGTAGACGACAGCCTTCACGCGGTACCGGCGGGCGTTCGCGCGGACGGCTCGTTCGACGATCGCGATCTCCATCGCGGTCCCGTCGCCCTGCGGCGTGAACACCTCAGCCTCGACAACTATCTTCCCGTCGTTACGCCGCCACAGTCGCGTCACCGCGGAGGTGTCGGACTTGGTGCCGACGTCCACGCCGAGCACAACGTCCGCGCCCTCCGGGATCTCGACGTTCTCCTCGTAAAGCTCGCCCCAGCGGCCCGGCGGAAGCCACGCCCCGCCGGCCATCGTCGCGACGTTGCAAACAAACCGCGCCCAATGCTCCGGCTTCATCGACGGCGACCGGTACCGCTTCGCCAACGTCTCAACGGTGATCGTCGACAGCGGGTTGGCGGCCTTCACCGCCTCCATGTCCGCATGGTCAGCGTCCGGATCGATCCGCCAGTCATGGATGACCGAATCCTCCGAGGCAGACCGCGTATGCGACCCGTCGACACGCGAGTCGGTCGCATCGGAGTGCATCCGCGCCCGGACCTCCTCAAACTCGCCGCCCGGCTCACCCGCCGTTGAGATAGCGACAAGCTGGCCGCCGCGCTTGTCGAGCTTGCCGCGCCACGTCCGGTAAAGGTTCAGATCCCGCATCCGATGCGGCTCGTCGACCATGCCAAGCGACGGGATCGCACCATCCCCGGTGCGCTCATCCGCCGCCATCACCTGAATGCGGCCCTGCGTCCCGTGGGACACGATCCGCCGGTACCCCTCGAACACCCGGAAGCGGTTATCGAACCCCGGCGAACGGTGAATCAGCCCGGCCGCCTGCGAAAACAGGATGCCCGCCTGGTCGCGGGAAGCTGCCGCAACCAAACAGTTCGCCGAAGGCGTGAAGTCCGTGTGGTACAGGGATACCCCGGACATGAGCGTGGTCTTCGCATTGCCTTCGGGGATGACCACCCACACGTCAGCGAACCCGGCGAAGATGTCCTCGACGACCTCAGCCTGAAAGCCCTCGAGCGTCCAGTAGTCGCCGTTATCGAGCACCATCAGGCTCGTGTACGCCCGGAAGTGATCGACCGTGAACGGTCTAAGAGGCTTGTGTGCGCCGCGCTGCGAGCTCGTCGATCGCGGCGAACGGGTCGGCCGGCTGGGCGTCGCTGTCGTCTTGGTCGCCAACGCCCACCGCCTTCCTGCCCCGTGGGGTCAATGCAAGCTGATCGGCAAGAGCCGCAGCGCGCTTCGTGTGTCGGTCCCACTGAGCCGGGAGTCCGCCGGCGATCTGGGCGAGCTTCACGAAGTCGATTTCAGACTCCGCGACCTTGTCCAGGTGGTCGAGCCACGCGAAGCCGTCACGCGCATCCCTTGCAGCCATCAGCGCGTAGACGTACTCGGCGAGCAGCGGCGCAAGTTCCCACGCCCAGGACCCCTGCTCCTGCAAGGTCTTCAACGCATGCCGCCAAACCCCAAGGTGCTCAGCATCTAGGCCCTTCGGAGGGCGCTCTGCCATCGGCGGTGACGCCATTCGGGCCTCCTACGGGCGCGCGGGAAAGGGTCGGCCCGAAAATCGCTCAGCGCCGGATTTTTTCGCGCTGGGTTCTCGGGGTTTGGAGCATCGATCGCGACGATTCGTACCCCTGCCCCCTATCCGCAGAGGCGGAGCTGGGCTGCGCCGTGCGCGCCGCGAAGCGTGTTGCATCGGTGGTGCGCAAGCGCCACGTTGGCGTACGTGTGATCGCCACCGTGCGACAGCGGCACGAGGTGGTCGTGGCTCCACGTCGTGCGCGTGACCTTGCGCTTGCAGATGTGGCATCGCCAACCATCGCGCTCGGCCAGCACGTTGAGGTCGATGACCTCACGCTTCGGCGCATTCATCAGCCGCGCTCTACGGATTGCCTTGGTCCTGCGCCGTTGCGCTCGTCGTGCGCAACGCCTAGAGCAGTAGCGCCGTGACAGGTGGCGCTCGCCGGACACCCACGTGCCTGAGCATTCGGGGCACGTGCGAACGCTCGTGGGTCGCTTCGGCTCTGGCTTCCATGTGGAAACCGCGAGCCTGAAGCGGATCGGGCTGTAGTTCTTGCGGCCGTTCTGCAAGTACCGGCAGACCGGATCGGCACAGACCTTCGCGTGGTATCCGGTCGGCTTGTATTGATCACCGCAGACGATGCAGACGCGAGGCTTGTAGCGGTTGGGGTTCTCGGCGTCGCGCTTGCGCTCTCCGCACTTCCGGGAGCAGTAGGTGCTTCGCCCTGCGTGGGTCGGCGTGAAAGCTTCGCCGCAGGATGCGCATAGCGCCGGGGCGAGGACCCGCACTTTCCGCTTTGCCCGCGTTGCGGTGTTGCGCTTGGCGAGGGCTTTCGCGTGGTTGCGTTGGTAGTAGTCAGCCGAGCGTGCGTTGTCGCAGGGTCGGCATCGGCCCATGCGTCCGTCTTTGCGGCTGCTGTCTTTGGGGAAGTCGTCGAGCGGCTTCTCTTGCTTGCAGACGGAACAGGTCTTGGCAAGCGCGTAGGCTTCGTGCTGCATCCGGGTTACCTCCGGGTGTCATGCCCTCGGTCCGTTGCTGCGGATGCGAGGGCGCTTTAGTCGCTGGCTCTACCGGTCTGACTTCTCCCTGTTGCAGGGCCAGCAGATCGGGCGCAGGTTGGATGGGTGATCGGTGCCGCCCTTGATGACGGGGATCACGTGGTCAATCTGTGTGGCCGGGTCGCCGCAGATGTAGCAGCGCGTGCCGGGCTTGAGCATGGCTGCGCGCTTCTTCTGGTAGGCGTAGGTGTGGCCGGCCTTCGGTGTGCATTCTCCGCAGCGTGAGCCGTGTCCGATGAGCTCACCGCAGCCGAGGCAGGCGCGGAGGCTCATGCTGCGTGCCTTAGTGGGTTGTGGTGCTCGAGGTCGCCGGCTTGGTCGCGGGTGGCGTAGTAGCCGACGGCTTGTGTGCGTCGCCTGGCGGTGCGCTCGTGGTGGTGGACGGTGAGGTTCACGATGGCGCGTGGCTGTAGGAGTGTGGTGCGTTGGTTGCCCCACAGGTAGCGGTGGTCGGGGGTGCGGTACGTGTAGTGGTTGGCGTACACGTGTAGGCCGCGGATGGCCCGGAAGTATTTGGGGAACTGTGGGTTTGCGTCGCGTCCGGTCATGGTTACTTGGGCGACGTCGAAGGGTGTGTGGTCGAGGACGTCGTGGACGTGTTGGGCGTGGGTGACTTGTTCGTCGCCGTCTGCGATCCAGTACCAGTCGTCGGGCTGCGTGTGCTTCTCACCGAGCGCGAACAGCGCGGACCGCTTCTCGATCTCCGACGCCCATGGGCCTTGGACGTGGAGTGTGAGGCCGATGCCTGCCATGTCGCATGCGGCTTCGATGGCTTCGTGTTGCTCGCTGGGCGACACGTCCTCGAGTGCCGGAAAGGTCTGGTAACGCCCGTCGAGGGCTACGAGGTGTTCGACGCCTGCGAGCGGCAGGCTTGCGATGAGCCGGTGGAGGAACGCTTCGGTCTCGTCGTAGAACGAGAGGAGGCCGACGACCTTGCTCATGCGGCGAGGCGGTCGGCGGCTGGTCGCTCGGTGTGCGGCAGGGTGCTTCGGGGCGTGACGATGCGGGCGGGGTTGCCTGCGACGGTCACTCCGGGTGGGACGTCGTGGACGACGTTCGCTGCTGCGCCAACGACCGCGCCGGCGCCGACGGTGCGGTGCGGGACGATCGTTGCGTTGAGCCCGATCCGCGCGCCGTCGCCGACGACCGCGTGCCCGCCGATGACGCACCCTGTTGCGAGCGTGACGTCGTCGCCGATCCAGGCGTCGTGTCCGACGTGGGCGTGTTGCAGGAGAACGGTGCGCGCCCCGACGCGTGTCGGGGCGTTCATGCCGCCGTCTACGGAGCAGTAGGCGGAGATCGTGGCGGTGGGGTCGATGTCGACGCCGTGGTGTGTGCCGCCTGCGTGGTCGTACTCGTGGTGTTCTGGGTTGCCGCCGCAGTGTGCCCACGGGTGGATGCCTGGCTTGAACACGATCAGCCGCCGATGTTCCGGGCGATGCGATCGGCGATGTCTTCGCGGAGAGCCTTGGTGCTCCCTGATCCGTTAGATAGGAACCAGACGAGCCAGCGTGCTTCGCCTTCGCTGAGGCCGAGCGATACGTCGGGCGCGGGGCATCCGCAGTCGCGCTTCATGCCGGTGTACGTGTCGTCGATGGGTGGGTTGATCTTGTGGCCCATCGCGCACTGCGTGAACTGGCTCATTCGACGCATCCCCCGAAGTCGTCGCTTGGTTTGTGTGTCCATGCGGGGTCTTTGACCCAGTCGCGTGTGTGGTTTGCGTCGCGTTCGGCGCGGGCGCGGCGTACTTCGTCGGCGAGGTCGTGGACGAGGTCGCGCTTCATGGCGTCGATGTCGGGCCGGTCACTCACGCTGCGGCCTTCGCAACGGCTGGCGGGTCGCAGACGAGGAGGGCGTTTTCGGCGTGTCGCCAGGCGTCGAGCTCGGTGGCTTCGCGGCCCATCACAGCGAACCGGGGCAAGCGCCCGGGGCTGCTTGTGACGGTCCATGTCCACGTGTCGGCGTCGTAGGTGGGGTACACGCTGATTCGTGGGTCCCGTGGTTGGCTCATGGTGTGGGCCATTCGTCGGGGTGCCGGATCTGGTCGATGCGTATCCAGATCCAGAGTCCGGCGCAGTACGTCAGGCAGCCTGCCCAGAGGGCGAGGCGTACGAGGTCGGGTGTGATGCGCTCACGCATGTCACGCGGCCCGCCTCACGGCCTGCCAGGGCTGACGGACGTGCTTGTGCCCTTGCCGGACGAGCACGAGGCGCTGCTGTTGGCAGCGTTCGCAGTCGCATCCGTAGGTCCCGTCGCAGCTTGCCGGCGCTTGGTATGTCGTGGTTTCCGGGTTCTGCTGGACGAGGCGTAGCGGCCGTGGCCCGTGTATCGGCGGGTGGTCACGTAGCGCGCGTTGGATGCGCCGCTCCTCAGAGGCGGTGAGGCGCCTGGGAGCAGGAATGGCGGTGCAGGTCGCACAGCCGGGGCAGTGGTAGGGGCCTTGACACGTCGGGGCCATTCGCAACCACCTCCCGTAAGCGCGCAGGGGTAAACGGCGCGCTGGGACAGAGTGTACGCACATCGGTCGGACGACTACAACTGGAATAGACCGATGTGCAGGCAAATCGTGTCTTCACCTTTGCCCGAAGGTGAGGTCACGAGTCGTCTCCCTGAATGCGGGGCAGACCTAGCTCGTCGTACGGCACCTTCGTCGTCCGCACCGGCCCCCAGGAGGCCGTGACGTTCGTGAAGGTGACCGTGCCGAGCTTGTTGCCGTTCTCGTCGATCGGGTCGGCGTACATGAACTCGATCGGCTCGGTTCGGTGGGCGCAGTCGTGGCACATGCCGCCGTTCGCGGCCATGAACGACCGCGGCTCCCAGGTGCTCTTGCACCACGGGCACCGGCCGCACGACGGGTGCCGCAGCCGCCACGGCAGCATCCCGAGCCAGTCCGTGAACACGCGGAGGAACCGCCTCATGCCCGAAGGTGAGGCTTCGGTCACGAGCCCACGACCTCCCCATCAGCGGTCCACGTGAACTCGGCGACAGGCTTGTGCATCTGGCACTTCACGCAGTACGTCGCCCCGTAGAACGCCGGGTTGCGGGCGTACGTCTCGGACAGCGCGACGCCCATCGTCGTCACCGAGCCGCACGTCGTGTGGCGGTAGGCGTCGCGGTACGGGCGCACGAAGCCCTTAGCCCGCTCGGCCTCGGAGAGGACGAGGTAGACCTCCTGCTGCGGGCGCGGTTCGGAGTCGACGCCGCGCCCCAGCCGCGGGTCTTTCGGATCGTCGGTGAGGCGGCTCATCGGATGACCTCGCCGCCCTCATCGTTGGCGATGCTCTCCATGAGGCCGTCCACGAACGGCCGCCCCCGCCCCTGCGGAACGGTCATGAGGATCAGGTCGCATCCGCCCTGCTGCCCGCGCTCGATCGCGACGGCGGCATGCTGGTCGCGCATCCGCTCGACGATGGTCGGCAAGGCATCCAGGGCCGTCCCGCCTCCGAGCGCGACAGCCATCATCACGTCGCCCGGCCGCAGGTCCTTGTCCTTCGGAAATCGCTTCATGAACGCCTCTCGTAGCGCGGAAAGCTGGGCCTCAAGCTCAGCGATTCGCTGGGTCTTGCCGTGCGACGTCAGCCGCCCGGCGATGTCGTGGGTCGGGCCTGAGTTGGCCCAGAGGGCGCAGCCGCATCCGGCGAGGTGATTGCCGGGGTGGTCGCAGTCGGGGGTCATGCCGCACCATCCGGGTCGATGCGGTCGAGGAGGTGCCGAAGCTCGTTCTCCGCGCGGGCGCACCGCTCGGCGTAGTCGAGCGGTGCCCACACATCGGTCAGGCCGCCGAGGATCACCACGCACAGGGCCACGGTGTCCTTGACGTCGTTGGGGTTGCCCTCCACCAGCGGCTCGACGCACTCGGGACAGAGTGTCGCTCCGTCAGGGTCCATGTCGTAGTAGACGCAGCCCGACTTTTTCTCGGCGCAGCAGTCGCACGTCACGCCGTCAGGGGCAGGAATCCCACCCCCAGATTCGTCACTAAGCGGCATGCCGCTCCTCCTGTTCGTTGATGTGTGCGGGGCACGCCAGGCGCATCGGCCCGGTGCCTGTCTGCCACTGCTCGAGCCGCCCGCCCAGGGCACAGGTGTGGCCGGCGGGGAACGTGCTCACGCACCGGGCGCAGAACACGACGGGCGTGTAGCCGTCGCGTCCCGTGTGCGGTGCCTCGCGTGCCCGCAGACGCCTCACAGTGCCCTCGCCTGCCCTCGTCAGCCGGTACAGCGCAAACGCCCCTCTACGCAACCCCTCGGGGATCACGTGTTCCTCCCGGAGCTCGTGAATCCGTGCAGCCACCCGCGTCATCGGCGGCAGCCCGTCAATAGTGGGTTCCCGCTCGAGGTCGATGCACGTGATCCCGCCGGGGTTGTCGTGCAGGGCGAGGAAGACGCGACGCCGGTCATCAGCGTGATCGGCGGTCATCGCACACCCGCCGCGCACAAGACCGCGACCACCACAGAGCACACGGTGATGACGGCGCAGATCTTCAACAGCAGGATCGTCTCTTCCTCCGGTGTCATGCCGCCACCCGCTCGTCGCTGTCCTCGCCGGGCACCCCGACGATCAAGTCCTCCGCACCGATCGCCCGCAACCGCTCATCCCTGTACGCGAGCACAGCGGCCAACAGCGCGTCACCCGTCAAGTCCGGGCGATCACGACGCAAGCCCTTCAGCGCATGGATCGCGTAGCCGCACGCAAACCCCGACGGGGTAAGCAGCGCCGGCACACGGGCCACAAGCCAGTCCGAGGCGAGGTCCGTCTCGTTGAGGTAGCGGGCCTCCATCGCCTCGAGCCACTTCGCATGAACTTCCTTCGGCGTCGGCTGACGGTTCTCCCGCTCAAGGCCCATCCACCACGCATCCACCGCAGCCTTCCGAGGATCAGGGTTCGGGGTCATCGCTCCTCCCATGCGGAGTGCGCCTCGGCGAGCGACACGCCACCGAACAGCGCAACAGGCTGGGCGAGCACGAAGCACAGGACGTCCCCGCTCTGAGCACTAACCCCGGCGATGCCGCAAGCGCACACGATCAAGACCAGGCCGCGGACCAGATAGAGCACGCTCATCAGGCAACCCCCCTTTCCTGATTGATCGTCTTACCGTCGAGGATGTCCACCACGTTGCAAGGCGGCTCCGGCCCCGGATCGCCCGGCTCGCTCCAATCCCCCACAACCTCAGAAGTAAGACCGGCGCTAAAAGGAGTTACTTCAGCTTCCCCTTCTCCTTCGTCGGCGTTACGCGCGTTACTTTTGCCGTTACGTAACGCGTTACGCGGGGCGTTACTCAAGGCGTTACGTTCGGCCTGACGCTTCCGCCAACGCGCCTGCCGTTCCGCGTTTCCCGTGTCCTTCTTCGGGGCCGGGTTGAACCGCTCCCAGTTATGGACCCGCAAGCAGCCGAGGTCGTCGTCGTAGACCAAGATTCCCGCCTCAGTCAGCTTCTTCATCGTGGACTTCGCCACACGGGCAGTGACGCCGGCCCGTCGCGCGACGTGCTCAGCGGTCGCCTCGAGGTCACCCACGACAAGGCAGCCGCGCATCGGAGACTTCGCCGCGATGGCGAGCACACCGGCGATGTGACACAGGCGCTCCGAATCCGAGAACCCGGCGAGCTTCTCGTCCGTGCCGATGTCCACGTGGATCATGAACTTGTCGAACCGGGCACTCACGCTGCCTCCTTCGCGTCGTTGTCCATGCAAAGCAGCCGGGCGCAGTCCGCTGCCACCAGGGCGTCCGCGATGTCCTGCGACCCGCCCTCATAACCCAGGCTGCGGGCGTGCGCCATGCTCCGCGCCTTCCGGTCGCCACCAGCGGGCTTCCCGGCCCGGTACACGCGCGCATCTATCTGCGCCGGCGTCCAATCCACCACCGGGCACGCAAGCGCCCGGACCGCTTCCACGCCGCACACCCCGAACGCCCCACCCAGGGTCATGCCACCGTGGCGCGTTACGGGCCGCTCGATCACACACGCATGCACCCCCACGTCCGCCGCCGCGTTCAGGAACTCGCGAAGCTGACGGCCGATGGAGTCCAGGCGCCGGAGCGGTTCCCCGGACGCACGCAACTCCGCGTAACGCAAGCCTGCGTGCTCGTCGATAGACGCGACAGCAGCAAGGGACGAAGCCGGGTCGATGCCGAGGAAGACGGCGGTCATGCGGACTCGATCTCAGTCTTGGCGATCTGCGCGAACGCGATCCACTTCACCCGGTCGGTCTGCGTGAGCGACGCGAGGGAGTCGAGCGGCTCGAGGTCGTGCCAGTACCGCTCGGCGTTGACCAAGGCCAGGGCGACACGCTGGGTGGTCGTTACGCCCGGAGACACGGCCTGAGAGGAGAAGTTCCCGAGCATCGACGTCTCAGCAAGCCTGATGACGCCGGCCAGTGTCGGCCCGTCGAAGCTCAGGACGTCACCCGTGGATGTCGTGACGTTCAGCCGCCACGCCGGGTCCCCGTGCTCCGGTCCACGGATGTTGCACCGAGCGCGAGGGTACGTGCTCAGAAACTCTGAGATGCCATGCCCAAGCGTGCTCATGCCACACCCCGACAGCCTGCACGGTGATGCGCACCCCTAGCACTACGAGCGTGCGTCACCGTGTAGCCTGCCCGACCCATGAACACCTGGGCCATCGTCGTCCGAGTCTCGCACATGGGCGCCCGGCAAACCGGGGCCGCAGACTTCCACTCCGAACGCGACCAGATCACCGCCGCCGTCGCAGCGGTACCCGAAGGTGACCGCCCCGACATCCTCCCCTCAGAGCTCGACGTCAGCGGCGGCACACCCCTCCGGGATCGTCCGTCGTTGCTCGCCGCCGTCGAAGGCGTCGAGTCCGGCAAGTACGTGGGAATCATCGTTGCGTACCACTCCCGGCTGGGTCGCGAGGTCGAAGAAGAAGAAGCGGTGTGGCGGCGCGTCGAGGCGGCCGGCGGCAAGATCGTCATGGCGCTCGACGGACTCGACACGGCCACCGTGGACGGCCGGATGGTCCGGCGGATCAGGTCGTCAATCAACGCCGCGGAGCGCGAGCGGCACGCCGAGAAGTTCGAGAACCTGCGCGAGTGGGCGACCACCGCAGGGATCTGGCAGCGGAGGCAGATCCCGCGCGGATACGTGAAGGACCCGGAGACACGGAAGCTCACGCCCGGCCCGGATGCTGGGCAGGTGGCCCGGCTGTTCGAGCGGCGCGGGGCGGGAGCGTCGATCAGTGAGCTCGCACGCGAGGTCGGCATGACACCGGGAGGTGTCAGGGCGCTACTGCGGAACCGGCTGTACCTCGGTGAACTCACGGTCGGCTCGCACACGAACCCGTCGGCGCATCCGGCGTTGGTCACGGAGGACGTGTGGCAGGCGGCGCAGATCAGCGTGCCGCGCCCGCCGCGGGCGGTGGAGGCTGGCCCCGCCTTGCTCGCCGGGCTCGTCCGATGCGGCTCCTGCGGGCATGTTATGTCCCGGGGGAACACGAAGCGCGTGGTGTATTCCTGCGCGGCCAGCCACTCCACGGGGCGGTGCCAGCAACCGGCGGGGATCACCGCACGGCTGCTCGACGAGCACGTGCAGGCGGTCGCGCTACCCGTGCTCGAGGTGCTGTCGGCGCGGGCGTCGATCGGCAGTGATGCGGTCGATGATGCGCGCCAGGCGCTCGCCGCAGCAAAGGCGGAACTACGGGCGTTCGTGCTTGCCGTGTCCGCTGCGGACATCGGGGAGGAAGCGTTCGCCGCTGGGGCCACGCAACGCCGGGAGGTGGTGCAAGCCGCCGAGGCGAGGCTGCACACCGAAATGGGGCGCAGGCCCGTCGCGCCACTGTCTGGGCCGATGACGGACGTGTGGGGACGGTTGACCGTTGGGGAGAGGAACACGGTGCTACGCGGCCTCATCGAAGCGGTGATCGTGTGGCCCGCTGGCCGGGGCGGTGCGCCCGCCGTCAACGGCAGGACCGTCGTGCTGCGGCACGGCGCGGGGATGTTCACCAGCTACCGGGGTGGCGGTGTCCCGCTTCCGGTTCAGAGCATCGCGCGGGAGGACATCGACGATGAACTCGTGCTCCGGGTGCCGGGCCTTGAGGACCCGCTCGAGGGCGCGGGCGGCTGAGTGAAGGTGCGCGTCGCTCATCGCGTCGGCAGCTTCCAGCGCGGGTCGCTGTCTCGGGCGGCCTGGATCTTGCCGAGCGCCGTCGTGTACGCGTCAGGGTCTTTCGCACCGGGGAGCAGGGCGAGGCCCTCGCGGACGGTGAGACAAATGACCGGTCCGAGGTATGGCTTGGATGCGGGCATCAGGCGCTCGCTTTCCATGCCAGGCGCTCGTCGGGCTGCCCGTTCTCCGCGACCTCACGACGCTGCGACCAGTCCGCGAACCGCTGTGCGTCCTTCCGGTCGGCGGCACGCCTCCACGCCGCCTGCTGCGACGCCTCGCGGACGCCTTCGGCGATGTCGCGCTCACGGCGCAGGCGGGCGACCAGGGGGTCACCGCGAGCGAGGTCCGGGGCGACGGTCCATGCGACACCGTCCGTGTCGTGCTTCGTCACGATCGCGACCGCAAGCGCCTTGCGGTACGCCTCCTCCGCTTCCGCGAACGTCACGGATGCCTCGCGCATCGCGTCTTCGGCGGCGCGTTGACGCTGCGACGCCTGCTGGCATGCGGCCATCGCCTGCTCAAATGTCCACGGTCCGGTCATGCTGCCTGCTTGTGGATGGCGTGTTCTTCACGGTGGATCAGTTGACGTGCGCCGGCCCCTTGCCGGACGAGCCGCACCTGGCGGGCTGGTGGATCGACGGCATGGGCGTCAGCTACCGGGGCAAGGCGGTCGCCTCCGTCGAGTGGGATGCGGACCGTGTGTGCACGGCACTGAACCGGCTGGCGCAGCGGCTTGGGGAGAACGTCGCGAAGGGCCGCCTGTACTCCCGCACCCCGCTCGAGGACTGACCCGCCCTTGCCCGATCGTGGGGCAGACCTCGGGTCATCGGAAAGCGGGGTCATGCTGCCTCCACTTCTTCGTAGAGCAGATGGGCGAGGAGCCCACCCCCGATGTACTCCGCGTAGGCCGGCGGGATCGCTTCGTTCAGTTCGCGGCCGGTCATCCAGTCGATGCCCATGGCGTCGGCCTTGTTCGCCACGGTGCAGTTCCCGCCGCCGGTGACCTGCACGAACGCCGTGTTCTGGTCGAGCTTCCCGTAGTGCGCCTTGCGCTTGTCGTGCGTGAACACGAGCGGGTGCCTGCCATGCCGCGGCGCGACGAGCGGCCAGTTCGTCTCGAACAGCCGGTGGCGCAGCACCCGCAGCCCGGGGAACATCGTCCCGCACAGCATCACCGGATCGATGAGCGGCGCGCCCTCGACGTTCTCGATCACGTACGGCAAACCGGTCGCACGCAGGGCTTCCCGGACGGGCGGGATGAAGTCCTCGTACTCGCGTTTCGACTGCTTCTGAAGGTCGCTGTGCGCTTGGCATGGAGGGCTCGCGTGAATCGCCGTACACCGGTCGAGGTTCATCCAGCGCAGCGCGTCGAGCGCGTCCATCTGGTGGAACTCGAAGGGGTAGTTCGGCTGCGGCGCGATGTCCACGCCGATGACGTCGAACCCCGCCCGGTAGTAGCCCATCGCCATCCCGCCGGCGCAGCAGAACAGGTCGAGCAGGATGGGCCGCGCGCCCGAATCAGGCATTTCGGTCACGCTCCCGCTCCAACCAGCGGCGGGACGCGCCCGGCCCCGACGTTTCGTAGTCCGGGTCGATCTGCTCCATGATTTTGTGCCATTCCACCGGGTCTGACGCCGGGCCGCAGGCCCTCAGGAACGAGAGAATCCGCTCCTTCGGCCACTCGACCGGAGACACGCTTTCGTGGTCAGGCATGCGGCACCTCCGCCACGACGATCTCCTTGACCGGGGTCCCTGGGTGGTCGCCCGCGAACCCGTAGCAGCGGACGTCCTCCGGACGCCGGAAACGCAGGTCGACACGGAACCCGCACAGCGGGCAGACGTGAATCCTCCACGTCGTGGTCGGCGAAATCGCAGCCACAGATTCGTCACGTTCCATGCTCATGCTGCCTCCGCTTGGATGATGCGTTGGACGGTGGACTTCGGCACCCCAGTAATCGTTTCGATCTGCCGGATGGTGCATTTGCCGTGCAGCTCAAGCACCTTCGCGACGGTGGTGTCCCGGTCAGCCTGACGCACCCTGGTTTCGGTGCAGCGCAACGCGATGGACACGTCACGGATCGACCAGCCGTCAGCCCTCTTGGCCCGGATGCGCGCGGTCAACTCCTCGGCGGTTTCGGTGACGTCACGGTCGCCGCCCGAGTGCGATGCGTGCTCGAGTTCGTCCTCCGCCTCCCGGATCACCCCGGATGGGTCGTCGGCCCGGAGGTAGATCGCCCACCAGTCCGCACCGGACCGGCCGCCGCCCTTCGGCTGCTTGCCGCCGGGATGCTCATCGGTTGCTTTGCCGCCACCACTGTTCGGGTTGCTGGCGGGCACGTGGCTGATGAGGTTCAGCCGGACGATCAGGGATCGCATGTGCGCATCCTGCTCAAAGTCACGGGTCACGTCGTCTCCTTCCTCGCCATGCGCGGTTCTTCTGGTGTGCAGGTTCGGAGGTCGTGTTCGGGGTTCCGTAGCCGCTTCTCTTGGCAGTCCTCGGTGGTGCATGGCTCGCCAACTTCACCGCAGATCATTTCCCGGTCGCAGACGGTGCATGTGGACGGCACGGCGTGCCCGCAGTGGGTGCAGCGCCCGTCCGGCGATGCCGGGTCGGGGACACGCGGCCCTTGGTGGAAGTAGCCCTTCACGTCGTCTCCTTCGTGGTGTTGATGATGCGCCGACAGGGCGGGCACACATAGCCCTTGGGGTGCCAGCCGATAAGCGCATGCGTTCGCCGGCACCTGTGGCATGGCGGGTTCATGCCGCCTGCTGACGGTCGAGGAAGTTCCTCACGCTGCTCTCGGTGATGTTCCGGCCGTGGTACTCGTCCATCACGACCGCGATAGCCCGCGGTGACAGTCCGCGTTCCCTGAGCTTCCGTATCTGCCTGAGCACGTAGTCGCCTTCTTGGTTGCGGGCGCGATGGACTCGCTTGGCTTCGCGGTCTTCTCCGCGGCGGATGCGTTTGTAGTCGGGGTCAACCCACGCTTTGACGGTTGCCCATGAGACGGGCGTTCCGGCTTTCGTGAGGGCTTGCTGGATCTGGTGCGGGGTCCAGCCGGTTTCGTGCATGCGCTTGGCGACCGCGATGGTCTTGGAGGTGTGCCGGACGCGCTTCGGCGCCGCCCCGCTTGTGCCCGAAGGTGGAGTCACGAGTCGACCTCCCGGGAGAGCAGGAACGCCGCGCGGATGCGCTGACGGAGCTTCCCCGCGTCTAGGCCGCGTTGCTCGTACAGCAGGCCGATGATGCGACGCAGCCGGGCTATCTCTAGCGCCTCCGGCGTCGGTCCCGACAGCGCCTCGTAGACGCAGAAACACTCGCCGTCCGGGTGGCAGGTGTGCGTGACGCCCGGAAGCAGGCTCCCACTCTCGTCACTACGTGAGGCGCCCATCAGGCCGCTCGCTTCACGGACACGCGGCGGGGCTTCTCGACCTCGGTGCGATGCGCCTTGACGATCTCCGCCACCGGGCCACCGCCCTTCAGCAGCGCGTTCACACCCGCCGCCTTCACGCGATACCCCACGACTTCATCGACAGCGGCGAGGAACGCCCGCTCCGACAGTTCCCCATCAGCGACCATCGCCTCAAGGTCGCTGTACAGGCCCGGCGCATCCCACTCAAACGCCGGTGCCGGGGACGGTGCCGTCAGGGTCAGGCCCCCGGCATGGATCGTCCAGCAGCGGTCCTGATCCATCCTCCTCACGACCTCGGAATCCAGCAACGCATTGGCCTCCGCGATCCGCGACCGCAGATCCTTCAGGTAGTCGCGCAGGCTCGCGAGAGCGTCGTCCGGCGCGTCGGTGAGCGGAATGAGCTCCCCCGTCGCCCGGTCGATGATCGCCGGCCCCGACTCGCCCTGCACCACCGGGAAGTTGTCAGCGTTACCCGTGCTCATTCCGCCTCCCCAAGCGCGATCTGCTCCTCGATGTCTGGGTCCGCTGCCGGGTCCGGCTCATCGTCAGCCAGGCCAAGCGGAAGGTCGCTGTTGTCGGGGCGCGTTGCCTCGTTCGCCAACGCGAACCACCGCGACAGATCCGCCACACGACGGTCACCGAGGTCAGCCGCCGTCGACTCCTTGCACACAAGGTTCCGCACGGGCTGAAGCTGCCCAACCCACACCGTTTCCTCGGACTCGTCCGAGAGCGTGCGCGTCACCCGCTCGATGTGGGCGACGATGTCCATCTCCGCCAGCAGCTTGTTGATGAGCGTCGCGCCGCCGAGCGACGGGTACATCTTGCCGTCACCCTTCTTCCCGTCGTTGACCTTTTCGTGCGCCACGAGCACCACGTTCACGTCGAACCGGCGCAGCGACTTCACGAACCCCAGCATCTTCTTGTTGATCCACTGGTAGTCCGGGCCGCCCTCCCGTCCGGCGGGGGCTACGTCGGCGAGTTGGTCGACGATGTTGCTCACCGGGTCGACGATCACGGTGCGGATGTCGCAGCCTGGCTCAGCGAGGTACGTGTAGACCTGGGTGAGAGTGTCGACGCCGGCGTACCGAACCTCGCGGATGTCCTTCCCCGCATGGTGCTTGCGGGCGTACAGGTAGGCGGACGGACGGTCGGCGGACAGCACGAGGATCGGGTCCGGGGCTGAGGACGCGGCGACGCTCTTGCCCTCGCCGGGCGCGGCCCACAGGCACACGCGGTAGGTAGGGTCGGTGGCGGCGGGGTCCACGAAGATCAGGGGTGTCGGTACGTCGCTCATGCTGCCTCGGACTCCCATCCGGTCTGAAGAATGTTGTTGACCGCGACGGGCCATGTGCGGCCCTGGGGGTCGGTGAGGTCGACCATCACCGGCAGGCCGTCCAGGTTCACGACCGGCGGGCGTGTGACGGTGCCGGTCTTCCAGTAGGTGGAGGCCGTGACGGTGCGGAACATGCACCGGGCACCAAGCGGAAACGCGGTCATCGTCCGCTCCTGACCTTGAGCACGACTCCGAGAACCATCGCGACATGCGACGCGGTGTCCTCGTCCATCGCGACCTCAGTGAAACCACCGGGACCGCTGAACGTAGCCGTCTGCCGACGCTGGTCGTAGCTGATCGACGGGCTCATGAGTCGGCCTCGTCGTCGTCTTCCCATCCATCTACAGCGCGGAGTTCGGGCTCCGGCGGCGGCTCGGGTGGCGGCGTGTACGACTGGATCAGTTCGCCGCTGTCGAGCAGGTCAAGGACGCGCTGAACGCGCTCCATGGGTACGTACCCCTGGACCGTTTCGCCGTAGCTGCTGGTCCCCCAGGCGATCATGCCCTGACGCCCTTCGTCCGTGTGCCAGCACGCGATCTCCGCTGTGTTGGAGTCTTGGGGCGGTGTGTCCCATGGGCCGTGGTAGTTGTCGCCGTAGGTGCCGCTCCCCCACTGGATGCTGAGGACCCAGCCGTTTGCGAGCGTGACCCAGCACCCGGCGTGAGGAGCCTCGTCGCGCTTCTCGATCGTCGCTCCCGGCCGCATAAACGCGTCGAGGCTGTCGAGCGAGAACGGCTTGCGAGCCGTGGCGCTCTCGTGACGCTCGGGGCTCATCCCGCCCGCCTTTCGTTCTGCTCGATCGTCAACTTCGCCGACAGGGCGAGGTCCGTCATCCACAACCCCGCGAACTCGCTCCGCGACAACGCGAACCCCTGTGCGCTCCACGACGACAACAGCACCGGATGCGTCACCAACAACGCATCAACCGCCGCCATCAACAGTTCCTTCAAGTCCTCGTGCATCCGGATCGCGGCCTCGTCGGCTTTCGCCTCGGCGAGGAGCCGTGTCAGGCGCTCGGTATCGTTGTCCAAGCTCATCGGGTTACCTCCGTTGGGTTACGCGGCGCGCCGGTGCAACGGCGCGCCGCTCTCGTTGTGGTGGATGGCGTAGGCGTCGGGGTACCGCTCGCCACGCCAAATCAGATAGACCGTCCGGTGCGACAGCCCGAATCGGCGTGCGACCTCAGGGCCGCTCGCCACGCCGCGCAAGCGATGAACGTCCAACGCGGCCTCAAGGCTGAGCTTGCGTGCGGCATCGCCCCTGATCGCGTTCTCAAAGTTCGTTACCGGCTCAAGGTGATCAGGGTTGACGCATGCGCGGTTGCGGCAGAGGTGGTCGAGTTGCATCCCCTCGGGGATTGGCCCAACAAGCTGCGTGTAGATCCACCTGTGGGCCTTGATGTGCCGGGTGCGGCCATCGACTGTCCGCTTCACGTCGCCGTAAGCGCCGCGGTTAAGGCGGCCGTTCCAGATCCAGCACTCACCCTCGAGGGTGTAGTACGAGCGCAGGCGCTTGTGGTGGCCGAACACAAAGTCCTTGTCGGGGCTGGGGAACTCGCCACATCCGCACTTGCACGTACTCATGCCGCCACCGGCCCATCGTCGTAATGGCTCGCCCGTGGAAAGACAACGAGGTCGCCGGCCCGGTCGGGCATCGGACGCGCCACACGCAAACGCGGCAGCGCACGCACGTTGCAACGGCACCGGTCCACGTGCTGGCCGCAACAAACAGCTGCATCCGCACGCTCAAGGCGACGGTCACGCTCAAGCCACCACGCGTCATCACGGAACATCAGCGGATCTCCCTAGAGACGATGAGGGACGAGAACCAAGCGAAGACGCACACGGCGAGTGACCCCGGGTGATGCGTCGTGGCGTACGCAGCAGCGTTCGCGGCACACCCGGCGGCGTTCACGTAAGCGAGCACGACAGCGGTAGTCCGACCCATCAGGCATCACCGCTTCCGTTGCACTTTGGGCACGTGGAAGACGACTGCTCCACGACGCTGCCGTACTCGTCCCGGTACCCCTCGCTGATCGTCCCGCTGCCATCGCACGTCTCGCACGGCGGCGGCAGGATCGACCCGCCCTCCACCACGGACGCCTGCACGTACGCCGCGAACTCCGTGAGCGTCGGGGCCGGCGGAACCGGCTCCTTGCACGGCGGACACGCAGAACAAATGCCGCGACCTCCGCACCAGCACGAGGCGTCGCCGAGGACGTCGAGCGGATCGCTGCTGCTGCCCGAAGGTGGGTCAGACATCGTGGTCCTCCAACTCGTCGAAGATCGCAGCCTGCGCGGTGATCCGCGAGGCTTCCTCGGCAAGGGCGCAGTCGCTGCACCAGACGGTCACGCTTGGGTGAGCTTCGGCCTCGGCGACGGACATCGCGCCGAAGACCGGCACCGCCGGAGTGCCGCAGCGATGACACCGAGCCATGCCCGAGCTACCCGGGAGCGGGGTCATGCTCGGGCCTTCGTGAGCGAGTGATGGAGCGCGTGCATCAGGTCGGGCACCCAGCCGTCGCGGTGCAGGTACTCGCCGTGGAACACGCGCTCCCGGCCGACCTCCTCCATCGGCTTGCCGTCGAACCCGGTCTGACTCCACACGCAGGTCACGAGGTAGTCGCCCCAGCGACCACCGAGGTCTTCCACGATCTCGAAGACGCTGCCGGTGTAGTGGACGAGCCGCTGCTCGACGGGCCAGCGGGCGAGGCGGTAGCCCGTCCCCTGACAGCGCCCGCCGCGACCGTGCGGCCTCGCCAGGCCGTCAGCGCGCACCGTCAGCGCACGCCCGCAGACCTGACAGGGCAGCCGTACCGCACTCCCAGATTCGTCACTACGTGAGGGCCGGGAGTTCACGACGCCACCCCGCGCGAACGCTCACGCCGCAGCCCGAGCTCGTCGCACACCTCACGCGCCGGAACCCGCACACGGGACGCAGCACGCACCGCATCCTCACGACGCCACAAACGAACCTCCTGGATCACGAGGACGACCAGGATCGCCACCGACAACACCCACATCGCGGCGCAGACGAGAACACCAAGGTCGATGAGACTCATGCCGCACGCTCCGCGAACACCGGGAGGTCAGTCACAGCGACCCCGAACTTGTCCGCGATCTTCTTCGCGGTTGCCGGGTTGATCCCGAACCCGGACTCGAGGCGGCGGATCGACTGCTCGGGAATGTCGAGCTCGCGGGCAAGGCCGCGGATGCTCAAGCCCTCGTTCAGACGGGCCGTGGTCAGGTCGAAGCTCATGCGGCTTCACGCTGCCTTTCGAACGGGAACGCTTCGAGGGGACGCACGCCGAGGGCGGTCGCGATGGCGTACTGCGACCGGGGGTCGACGTAGAGGCCGCGCTCTGCGGCCCGGACGGTGTTGCCGCTGATGCCGGCACGGCGCGCGAGGTCGTTCGGAGTCATGCCCGCGTCGAGCCGTAGCTCGATGAGGTGCTGGTTCCGCCTCGGTCGCCGCGCTTTCGGCTTCGTCGGCTGCGTGGATTGGAGCAACATTGCGCTAGGTATAGCACAGTTGCGCTAGCACGTGCAAGCTTGCGTGGCAGCGGCGCAAAGTTGCGCGTACCGTCGCAAGGGTGGAACAGGCAGACCCCAGCGAAACCGCAGCCCGCGTACGCGCAGCACTCGCCTACGCCGGCATCAGGGAAAAGGACTACAGAGCCAAAGTCCCCGGAATCACCTTCGACACACTGAAGAGGATCGTCTCCCCGACAAAGCCGCGCGGCATCAAAGACCCCTCCGAACTGCCAGCTATCCAAGCGGCAACCGGGGTACCAATGCGCTTCCTCGAGGGCGGCTGGTCAACCATCGAAGACCAGCCGACCCTTGCCGAGGAAGTCGAAGCTCTACGTCACCAGGTCGACGCTCTGCGCATCGAACTTCACGACGTACGCAACAACGCCGTCACCCCTGATGTGCTGCGTGCCGCCCTTGGACGCGCACGAAGCGGTCTCGGCCCAGCATTGTCCCCAGATCAACCGCAAGCTGCTCCGCGATGACCTGGAACTCGCTGCCCTCGGGGAGCCGCAGCGTCCCCTTCCGCGCTACCGCATACAGCTCGCGGGCGAAGTCCGTCCCGCTGTACTCCTGCCCTGCCCCGCCTTCGATTCCTGTCAGGTTCGGCGTGTTTCCCACGTCGCCCACCTCTCGGTCTTGCGGCCGTTCGCATCACCTCCGCTCCTTCGAAGGCACCCGCCCGGACGGCCAGGGGCGGGAATCAGAATCTAGGACCCAGCCCGGACGGTTGGGCTGCCTACCCCCCCCCCCCCCGCTGTTTCTCTGTGGTCACGCTACATACGCGTGCCATGGACGTGTGGGAACACGCCAACCGCTTTGTTTGCAAGCCAACCCTAAACGGAGACGTTTACATGCCTAAGCCCGCACATGCCGTAATAGCCCTACTCACTGCCGCGGCCCTCGCCCCCGCATCCGCGCTTGCGGCCCGCAACCTGTCCGACGCGACCGCGCGTGACATGGCGCTCACTCAGGCGATGAAAGACAGCGAAGCCCAAAAGGAGCAGCGCGGCGGCTCGTGGCTCGCGCCTGAGATCTCGTGCCGTCGGCGTGCGTCGACGTGGGTCGTATGCAAGACCACCATCGGCCAGTTCGGTCAGGGCGGCGTGATTTGCAAGCGCACGGTCGACGTGCGCATCCGGTCGCGGAAGCCCGACCCGGTTCTCACGCGGCGCCCGATTACGTGCGTCGGCTAGCCCTCGTCGGGGCGGCGCTAGTCGCTGGCTGCGGCTCCTCCCCGGGGGCGGGCAGCACGCCGGCCACTAGGCCAGCAGCGCCCGCGGCCTCTGCCCCATCACCGACAGAGGCGAAGGTCTTTGTTGAGACGCGGGCGGTGCCGCAGTACCGCGCCGCACTGCGCAAGCGAGGCGCGGGAACGTTCGGTGACACGACCGTCCAGTGCGCTGCGACCGGTGGGCCGCGGACGGAGTGCCGCGTGTCGATCCCGTACATGCGCCTCAGTGAGTGCGCGGTCGCGGCGGGAACTGTCACGGTTACCGACAGCGGCGATGGTCCGCAGGGGTCCGGCGGCAGCCTCGACTCCACGGCCGAGGTCTGTTACCTCGGCAAGGACGGACAGCCGACGCCGTCGAAACCCTGAAACGACGAATCGCCCCCCGGCAGGCAGGCCGAGGGGCGATTCATCAGGGGGTGGAGCTATGCAGTTTCGCGCGCCCCGTGGACGCTAACCCTCGGGTTGAGGGTTACACGTGGTTCGCGACCCAGACAAGGGCGACGAGCAGGACGGCGATGGCAATGGCGCGTTCGATGGTCACGGTGTGTCCTTCTGGTTGGGGGTGAGCCAGGAGATGAGCGCGGCGGACAGGACGCCGATGAGCCCGACGGATTCCTCACGGTCCCATGAGCCGGTGCTGACCCACATCGTCAGCAGCGCGGAGACGGAGACGACGCGGGCAGCGATCCACTTGCGGGTGGGCATGGTCAGAGCCCTCGGGGGACGGCGAACCCTCGGACGGGGAACCCGCCGCCGATGGGCCGTGTCTTCTCGAATGCGCCGCCGCCGTCTGACTGGCTGCCGTCACCGCTCGAGGTGTTCCCGCCGACGGCATGAACGGTGGACCCGTTCGACGGGGAGCACAGGATCTCCACGTGCTCGGACTGGCCCTGCCCGTAGAGGATGAGCGAGCCGACGGGGGCGG